TGCCAGAAGTCCGCGGCGCAGCGTTTCAACGCTGCAATCTCGTCGGGGCTGACATACACGCTGCTCTCGCACCATCCGGGAACATAGTCATCGGGGACGGTCGTGATCTGGTAGCAGTAAAAGCCCTTGCCCAGCACCAGCGCCGCCAAGAACCAGCGTTCCCAGCCCGTTACGGCGAGATATGTCACGCACTGCGCGTAATAGCTCTCGGGGAATTCGCCAACTGCATAGCGCTTCATGTTCAGCGCATTCGAGGTCTTGCATTCAAGGCCCGCGTGCCAACCAGCCGGTAACACCATACGGTCAATGTTCGCATGTAGGCACGGAGCCTCATCGTTACGCAGGATGTAGTTCACCTTGCGGACACGCAACCCTGTTTTTATCTCGAATCGAGTTGCGACGTAGCCCTCAAGGTCTCTCCCGATTCGCATCGCCTCGTTTTCCGGCTCTTCGCCGATCCTGCCGGTCTTCTCCGCCCATACCGTATAGGGCGAGCGGTATTTGTTCAGCCCCAGCACGGCGCCCATGTCGCTGCCGCCGAGGCTCTTCTTGCGCTCTTTAAGCCACTCCTCGCGGCTCATCCCGCGCGTCGATATCTTCTGCATCTTCATCTTTTTTTACCTCGATGTCTTCCACCCCGCAGAAGGGGCAGCATAGTATCGTTTGCGTCTCCACGCCGCGCTCACCGTCAAGGTTCTCGCGCCTGCGCAAGACGTCGGGCTCGTCAAAGGTCAGCCCGCACCATTCGCAGCGGTACATCACATCATCGCCGAGACCGCGATGAGCACCGCCGTCAGCAACAGGCAGACACCGGCAAAAAGCATCGCCTCGTCCGCCTTGCGCTGTTCTCTCGTGCGCTTGTCGTGCCGTTTCATCGTCTGCACCCCCTGTCGATGTAGGGCAGCAGATCATACAGCACCTTGCACACCGCACACGCGCCGATGACGGCAAGGCTCGTCGTAAAGTCGCAGCCGTTGAGCGCGATCACCGCAGCGGCGATACCGCCGAAAAATAACGTGTCGATCATGCCCCCACCTCATATCCAAGAAATTTCAAGAACGAAAGCCGCGGGATGACCGTGATCGTTCCGATGCGGCTAACCGGAAATCCGAGCTGTTCGGGGTGGTCTTTCGCCGCAATGCTGATCGAATAGGGCTTCCGACCGAGTACCGGCGCGATATCCGCCGGTGTCAGCACCGGCTTGTCCGATGCAAGCATTTCTTCCACCGTCATGTGCGTTCCTCCTTATCCCCGGCGCGCCGTTCAATGATCGCGTCGATTGCACCCTCCACTCGCTTTCGCGCATCGGGCGGCTTGCGCCTTCCGTTCAAGATCATGCTGATATAGGCTCTTGTCACGCCCATCTCAGCCGCGACTTCTTCAAACGAAATGCGGTTGGTGTGCATCTTTCCGACTGCACGGCCAGTCCATGCTTCAAGCAAAGCCATTCCTCCCTTTTCATTCTGTTAATTTTGTTGACTGCGGCAGGGAAGTTTGCTATACTGCTTTCGCGGGGTTATCTCCATAAAAGGGGGTGATCGCATGAGAAACGCAGCACATACTTCGTCCGAGCTCGCGTCGCTTGCTGGCAAGTTGATGCATCACGAGGACAAGGACGTTCGTTCTCTTGCCGCCATCGCCTTAGCTAACCGGCGAAAATAGGTCAGCTAACAGGAGAAAAGATGAAGCTACTCGCACATTTTCGCCCCGCAGCCGCCTTGATGCTCACGCATCGGGGCGGTTTTCTTTTCCTGCCGCAGTCAAATTTGGTGTTGCATAAGTTAACTAACCGTGCTATTATGCAGATAGCCGAACCACATAAGAGCTTGACACGGACGAATAAATCGTCGGGGTCTGGTTTTGTGTTATCTTTTTGCAACTCACAAGTTAAGTATACAGTTAATTTTGCGAACTGTCAACGACATTTGAGATACTTTTTTAACTTTGCCGATTTGCATAAATTTCAGAGGAGCGTTTTATGTTTTATGACAAATTTGTGGCTTTGTGCGCCCAAAAGGGGGAATCGCCATCGCATGTTGCTGAAGCCATCGGACTTTCTAACGCTGCCGCGACTGGGTGGAAAAACGGAAAGAAACCAAACGATATTACACTGCGTAGGCTGTCGGATTATTTTTCTGTCCCGATTGAGGATTTAAAGGATGCGCCAAGCTCCTTTTATAAAAATTATGTAAGACTTTGCGATTCCATAGGAAAATCCCCGTCTGGCGTGGCTGTCGAACTTAATATTGGGAAGCCGTCCGTAACAAGATGGAAACATGGCGGGGGGATTACGGATGCCACCGCGTTTAAAATCGCAAACTACTTCCACGTAACCGTTGCCGAGCTGATGGGGGACGGCTGCGCAGAAAAAGAGACCGCCGTCCCAAAGGACGACGGCCTTTCCCCGATGGAATCTCAGCTGATGGAATATGTCCGCGCGCTTACGGACGATCAAAAGAAGATGCTGCTGGCACAGTTGCAGGCGCTAAAGAATCAAGAATGATTCGTTTCTGTTCATCGCTGAGATCGCGGAACGCCTGTAAGATTTCGCTGTCGATGTCTTTCATCTATGTATCCTCCGTTCAAGTTATTTCGCCTATTATCTCTCATAAGCTCATGGCTTCAACATAGAAAACAGTATTAGGAGGTCTTGCGCATGGGATTGTATACCGACCCCGATTATTTTGAAAAGCAATCCAGTTATCAGGAGAGCAAGAAATCAAAAGTCATCAAATCTATACGAGATCACTTCATTCGTCCATGCTATCTCCGCGAATCAGAAACCCCATTAAAATTTTACAAACTAATACGGGTATGCCTTCCGATTGGAGCTATCCTAAACTTTTTCCGCGCAATACAGGCAACGGTCGCAATTAGCACGGCAGCCGAAGCTGCAAAACCGTACTTTATCATAGATGCCATATATATGTGGCTTGGCATTGTCCTTTTGCTCGGAGCAGCCGCTGGGCTAAATAGAATGGAGTGGTCTGGGGTCAGATTTTATTCCGCCCTTTTTGGATGGCAGATTGTTTATAACGCTTTCCTCGCCATCCTCGGCGCGCACTGGGGCCTGTTTGACTTTGAATATTTCGGTCGCCCAATAATGGAAGCCGTATTCTTATCAGTTTGGCTATATTTCTGCTTGATTTATTTTGGAAAGCGTCGGCTTTTATTTTCTCCCGGGGCCTTTAACGACCCGCCAGAATGGACACCCTCGCCAGATGGCGAACCTGCATTTCACGACCAATCCGCCCGAAATTCCATTACTCCGCCCAAAGTTGAACCTGAACCGCCAAGTGAGCCAGAAATAACCGCTGAATCAAACCCACCTGCCGTCATCCCTGAAAAACCGGTTAAAAAGGCTGCGCTGCGGGCGTTGATGATTGGCCTTGTTGTCGCTCTTGCGCTGAGCCTTGCTGGGAATGTTTGGCAGGGCGTTTCTTGGGCGAGTGATTCGGCGGAATCTTCCGAGGAAATCCGCGTGCTCAATAACAAGCTCACTCAAAAAGAAGAAGCTCTTGAAGAATACAGAACAAAAGTCGGAAACTTGAATACCGAGCTTGCCCGCGTCAAGATTCAGAAAGAGGGCTTATCCGACCATCTGGACGCAGCTCTTTTCTTGTATAACAACATTGGATTTATCGTCAACGGGTCATCGTACTATCACAATTACGAATGCCCAGTGTTCCAAGCAGCAAGCGAATATTGGGCTCACAATATCGAATACTGCCAATCTATCGGATATGGTGCTTGCCCGGTGTGCTGGGATTAAGTTTTGAAAAAGCCCTCGCCGCCTCTGCAACACCGGCGAGGGCTTTTCGGCAGCAGCGGGGAGCGGTCGCCGCTGCTTGTTTTGACCATATCGCGCTTTACCTTACCACTTCAATACCAAGACCTTGCAACACGACGGCATTCGACCGCGTTCGACAGACCCACTTTTGGCACCCCAAAAGTACGAAAACCGGAAAAGTTAAGGTGATATAAATGAACATTCAAGAGCTGTGTAGAATCCGTAAAGAAGAACTGAAACTGACCTATCAGGACATTTCCGACGCTTCCGGCGTGCCGCTGTCCACCGTCCAGAACTTCTTTTCCAAGCTGTCGAAAGCCCCGTCCATTTATACCGTCGCGCCGATCTGCAAGGTGCTCGGCATATCCCTTGATGAAATATTCGGAATTTCCGAACACTTGACGCCGACCGAGGAAACTTTGCAGGCGCGCAATGATGAGTTGGAACGCCATGTTGACGCAAAGGCTGATACCATTGAGATCATGCGGCGCGGCGTCCGTATCCGAAACGGCGTGATTTTAATTCTGTTTATCATGGTGGTGTTGCTGGCTGCATGGGGTTTGTATATCGATATGCACTGCGTCGACTATGGATTTTGGAGGGGCTGACATGGCGAATTGCATCAAATGTAAAGCAGCGCTGCCGGATGGCGCGCTGTTTTGTCCTATATGCGGAAAAAAGCAAGCATCTGTCGACCGAAAAGCCACAAAACGCGGCAACGGGACGGGGACGGTCTATAAGCGCGGCTCTTCATGGGTAGCCGAAATCACCAAAGGCTACCGTGAAGAAGACGGCAAGCTGACCCGCGTGAAAGCGAAAAAATGCGGCTTCCGCACAAAACGAGAAGCCTTAGAATATATCCCCATGCTGCGGACGCAAAAGCCCCGTGAAAAGGATATCACTTGGCGCAAGGCATATGAGCTTTGGTTCCCAACGCATCGCGCCGACAAGTCCACGCTGAATTGCTACGCCGCTGCCGAAAAGTATTTTGCACCGATCGAATTTATGAAGCTGGCCGCGGTCGAGATTGATGACATCCAAGAATGCATTGATGACTGCCCGCGCGCCAAACAGACGAAAAAGAATATGCGCACCGTGTGCAGCCTGATCTACAAGTATGCCGTTCCGCGCGGATATGCCCCTATGAGTATGGCCCCGTATCTCACCGTCACCGGCGAAAACGCCGCGCCGCGCGCGAGCTTTGATGCCGACCAGATCGAGAAGATAAAAGAGGCGTGCGGCGTGATTCCATACGCCGACTATATCTACTGCATGTGTTACCTCGGCTTCCGCCCTACAGAATTTCTCGGCCTGTCGATTGATAACTACGACAAGAAAGAAAAGGTGCTTCGCGCTGGTATCAAGACTGAAGCGGGCAAGAATAGAACCGTCACGATATCACCCAAGATTCAGCCCATCATAGACCGGCTGGCGAAAGACAAGATATCCGGCGCGCTGTTCTGTAACGAAGAAGGAAAAGCGTTCAGGTATGACTATTTCCGCGACGAGGTTTTCTATCCCACATTAAAGGCAATCGGCATTGACAATCCAATCGAAAACAAGCGGCACAAGTATTCCCCCCATACATGCCGTCATACGTTCGCGACGCTGATGAAAAACATTCAGGCATCGGACAAGGACAAACTCGAGCTGATCGGTCACGCAAGCCCCGAAATGCTGCGGTATTATCAGGATGTCAACCTCACCGACCTTCGAAAAATCACCGATGCGATATAGTTTTTCTGTTACCCCCTCGTTACCCCCATCGAACGATTTCCCGTTGATATTCCGTCGTTTTTCGGTGACTGGGGGTCAAGAGGCCGTGAGTTCAAGTCTCGCCACTCGGACCAAGAAAACCTCGAAACCATTGCGGTTCCGAGGTTTTTTCATATTTAGACTATTCTGGCAAATTCTCGATTATGCCCAATATTTCTATCCTGTTACCCCCGCAGTTACCCTCGCATAAAAGGCCTCTACCCATTGCGGGCAGAGGCCTTTTGGGCTAATAGTGCATCATTTTTTAGGCTCGCTCATCCCTCGCGAAACATCCCTTGCATCGTCCGAACCTCGGCAGCCCTCTCAATCTGCTTCCTGTGCAGATAGTCATAGAGGCCCTTCATGCCCTCGGGCGGCTCGCCGTGCTCCTGCCGGTACTTCTGGATGACGCCGGCGACCTCGGCGTGGAGCATCGTCATGTGATGCATCTCTTCGCCGGAAAGCTCGTAAAACGTCTTCGCAAGAGCGGGGCATTCGTCCTTGTACTCGAGGGCGCATTTCGCGTACTTCATCGCGTCCTCGATTTCCTCGTCGACCATCGCCGACAGTTTTTCAATGAGTTTCATTTTCTTCCTCGCTTTCTGCAGCTTCGACATTATTTATGGCATTAGCAAATAGCAGCAAAATTATCCCGAGCAGCAGAGCATCTGAATCGTCGTTCACAGTTTTTCGACCGTGACCGCAAGGTTGTTGACGACCGATGCCACGCCGTCGAGCGCCAGCGACAGAAGAGAGCCGTCACAGCCGCAGGCGTTACGAATAATAGCCGTAATAGTGAGGTTTGCCACGCCGTTTGCTGCGACCGTCTGAGCTGCCGTAGCGCCGATGATGGCGACGCCGTCCTTCTGTGCGGTCAGGCTGACCGTACCGGCAGCCGTGGGCGCGACTGTCGCGCTGACATTGACAAGGTAATAGCCCTGCCCACACAGTGTAATCGCGTTGCCGTCCTGACGGATGTTGCAGCCATAGCGGCGCGTCGTCGAGCCGACCGGCACGATGCCGCCGACCGCAACGGTGGGATTGCTGACGTTGGTCGTGTAAATTGCAGACTTACTCATATTTTTACCCTCCTAAAAAATTAAAAAGCGGAGCAGCTGTTGCCGCCCCGCTTGCCTCGCCGAAATAGGGCGTCAGATGTTGCCGTTGCCGCAGCCGCAGCCACAGAACGGGGAGTTGCCCGCGCTGTAGGTGTAGCCGCTGGGATAGCGCACGACACCGCACATCTGCTCGCGCAGATAGAGCTGGTTGTTGGCCTGCTCAAGCTGTGCGATGCGGCCTTCGAGCTGGCTCTTTTCGAGCGCTGCGAATTTAGCGTCGATGTTGGCGTTGATGGCGTCAAGGCCGCGCTGCGTGGTGCAGCAGCAGTCTGCCATCTGGCGCTGGATGTCGTTGCCGGTCTGCATGATGGTCATGTTCGTGCCGTTCTGCGCGAGCGCGACTTCCTTGCCCAGCTGGCCGATGCCGCCCTGCATCTCGTAGCCGAGATTGCAGATGCCGTTGCCGATGTTGGTCAGGCGGTCGTTCAGCTGGCCAAACTGCTGGCCGAAAAGGATCTCCTGCTGCGATGCGGCCGTGGCGTACTGGCCAAACTCGCCCTGGCGGTTCCATCCGTTGCCGCCAAAGCCAAACATGAAGAGGAAGAGCACGACAATGAGGAACCAACCGGAGCCCCAGCCGTTCTCATCGTTCGCACCGCGGGTGACCGCGGCGATATCGCTGAGAGACATACCACTATCCATGTGTCAAAACTCCTTCCTGAAAGAATTTTATAAATAAACCGTTGCGCACCGGCTTATTTCAGAAATTGCACGAACTCCTTTGCCTGCTCTTGAAGCTGCTGGAACTGAGCCTGAGACATCTGCCCGGACTGCAAAAGGCGTTCAATCTCCTGCTGCGCTTTCTGGGGCGTCATGCCTGCAGCGAATTTGCGGAATTCGCCGATCATCGCAAGGGGATTATTCGGTCTTGCCGCCCTTTGGCTTCCCATCAGGCTTTCCAGCAACGGATTGTTCATTGACGATTCCCTCCAATCTGGTCAGGCGTTCTTCGATACTCGTGAGGCTTGCTGCGCTCTGTGTGGGCTTTGGCTCGTAAGGCGTCATCAGATACGGCGTTTTCGACTTGTACCCCGCGTCGTCCGTTTTGACGTACCAGCCGATCAACACATCCGACCGCGAGATATCCATCGCGATCAATTCGCTGCGCGGGGCCATCCTGAGAGCATCCACGCCGTTTTCTCCGTTCACGCGGGTAATTTGACCCGCAAAGCCTTGCATCGCTCCTGCGCCGTTCTGTGGGCTTGCAGGGGCATATCCGCCATAGGGGTTATAGCCCATTGGCTGCGGCTGATAAGGATTGCCAAAGTATCCCATGCGCGCACCTCCTTTTGTTGTCTCAATGATAACGAAAAAGAGGCCCCGCAAAGAGCCTGAAAAAGGTCTTTGTAGGGTCTCTTCTTTATGTGTTTTTGATACCGTCCGCGATTTTGCTGTATGCCCGGCGTCGTCGCGTCTTCACGTACTCCGGTGAGACGTGCAGTGTCTCCGCGACTTCGACGCGGCTCTTCCCGCGCACATCGCATTCAATAAGGCAGTACGCCTCATCCTGCGGCAGCTCAAACGATAAGATATACGCCACGGCTCGCTTGGGAGCCATAGAGGATAATCGCGCGCGGATTGACCTGTGCTGACTGTCCATGCCCCGTGTGGGACGTTGCAGAGCGCTTGCGCGTGGCTTTCGCCGTCCGTGCTCCTTCCTGTGCCCAAATCGGACACCGTTATTTTGTCGCTCTCTGGATCATCGTCGCGGCTTCCTGCCGCGTGATAAGCCCCTGCGGGGCGCTGCCATCCGTGATGCCCGTAGCCTTTGCCGCCGCCCAGTCTTTCGCCGCCCACGTGGAGACGGGCTTCGTGCGCAGCTGCGCAAGGTAAGTGTCCATCATCTTGTTAAACGTTGCCTGATCCATGTACTCCTCCATTTCCGGCGGGTACTTCCCCGCCAAAATCATGCGCCCTGTGTATCGCATATGGTCGTCCCACTGGAAATGCGGTCGGTCGGGGAATTTCTTCCAGTCGCCGCCCCACGAAAAGCCGACATGCTTGCCGATCTGCCCGCAGCGAGCGAAGAACGACGGATCGTCGTACTCATGCCCCTTGACGTTTTTGCAGATGTCGAACGCCAGCCCAGCTTTGACGCCGTGGAACGTCGGGCGCGTCGCGGTCTTTGCCGCGTAGCCGTTCGCGGCAAGATAACGCTGGTACTCGGCATCCCTGACCGTCTCCGTCACGAGTACGGGAAGCCCCGCCTCCTTGCAGAGGTCGAGGAAGATAACGCAGTTTGCGCGCACGTCCGCCCGCAGGTCGGCGATGTCCCTACTGTGATACATCGCCGTGCTCCTTTTTGTAGTTGGCGCTGGATACGCCGATGAGCGCGCCGATAAACAGTGCCACGGCGCTGATGGTGGTTGTGACCTGCTCTACATACCCCCAGCCCCAAACACCCGCCAGCGCGGCGTAGAGGCCGGAGCAGGCGGGCAGTACGATGAGCACGAGCCACTTGAGCACATCGTACACCTTGTTACTCATTTCAAACTTCATTGTTCTTCTCCTTTCGTTTTCGTCCAACGATAATTTCCACCAGTGTCAGAAGCCCGGTAAAGGCTTCAATGATGCCGCCCGTACCCAGCAGGTACGGGAAGATGTTGTCCCACTGCCACCCCTTGATGCTGTAAAAGATGACCGTGTAGATCACAAAAGCGGCGATGAAAATGCCAACGATAATCAAAATGATGTTCCTCGTTCGCAATTTCGATGCCTTTTTGATAAGGCGCTTCATCCGACCGCCCCACTCAGCAGCCACGCGATAAACGCGCCCGCCAGCGCTGCGAGAGCCTTGTCGACCAGACTGTCCCAGCGTTTCCCGGGCTTTCCTGTGATGGCCTTTACGTCCTCTTTGATCTCCTTGACATCGCCCTCGACGGTCTCCTGCTTGGTCGCCAACACCTCGACCGACGTTGCCAGCCGGTCAAGCGCCGTTTGGTGCTCCTGCAACTCGTTGATGCGGTGGGTATTGCTCTTGCAGCGGCTTTCGATCAACGCGATCGACGCATCATCGTAGTGCTTTGCATTGTCCATTTTTCACGCCCCCTTATTTTTATGGTGTTCTCCATTGAGCCTATCATGCCACCTTCGAAAATTCACCACGGGGCAAAAGAACCTGCCGGGCATCCGACAGGTTCTTTTTCTTTACGCCGCTTTCTTCCGTGCGATTGCAAGTTGCTCGTCCACCCGCGCGCGGTTCCAATGGCGAATGCTCTTTCCGACGCCGAAGTCCTCAAAGAGGGCTGCACGCTGTTCATCGGAAAGCCCCTTCTGCTGATAAACAAGCTCCATGATCTGTAAGCCTTCACTGTTGCTGATGGTATCCCCGTTTTTGTCCTTCAGGCTTTCGATCCCGCCTTTCGCCAGATAGAGCACAATATACTGGGCTTCTGAAACGCCCGTTTTTTTGACGGTCTCTACAGCCTTTGCTACCCAACCGTCCGGTTGATAGCTGCTCACGCTCATTTTCCCGACGACGTTGGCATATTCGTAGGCTTTCGCAACGGCATCTGCCTTATCGCCGTCGCTCATGGACTTATAGCTCGCAAGTCCCGTGAGCTCGCTGGCGATCTTATGGGAAGTCTGCCCGCGCTTTGTGGCGTACTTGACGTATTCCTCGCCGGTCAACTGTTTGTTTTCCTTATTCACGGTGAAAAATTTCGGTGCGCGCTGCGGCAGGACTTTGGTCTCACCGGTCGCCTCATACAGGCGGCTCAATTCATCTTCCATTTTGCTGCCGCTTACCTTCGAGGTATACGCGGGATTCGCAAAATTGTTAAATGCCCGCGCGGCCACGCCTCCGGAGTTTTCCGTGCGCCCCCATGCGTCGATAAAGGGAATCTGCCCGTAGTCAACGCCCGGAATACGCGCGCTCGCCTTGCCGAGCGCATATTGCATATCCGGCGTCAGGAATTTGTTCTTATCCGTATAGGTCGTCATGCGCGTGCTTTCGCCCGTGCGCTCCGCCTGCCCGAAGACCGTCGGGATACCCTGCGTCAAATAACTCGTCGCCGCGCTTGCTACCGCACTGGTTAGTGCGTTTGTGTCCCCGGAGGACGCATACCCCACCGCGTCAAAAACGTCGTTCAAGCTTTGCAGACAGCTCATGGAAAGAAGCGGGTCCGTCACGTTGCTTGCTGCCTGAAGCATATCACTCATAGTGAGATACCCGTTGTTCGCCTGCATCTGCTCGTAAAGGTTTGCCCCAACGAAAAACGGAAGCGCTTCCGGCGCAAGCCAATCCAGCGTAATACTCGTGCCATTTGGCAACTCCATCGCATATTCCTGATGCCCTTGCAGCTCGTCGAACTTTTTCTTCTTCTCGTCATCACCGCCGCTGCCGCGAAGAATGCCCTCTTTCGCCATATAAAGGCCGAGCATCATCAGCCCCGTGCCGGTCAGTCCGGCGGCGGCCCGGTCGATCATTTCGGTCGCCTGCATATTACCCTTCTGCACCTGCACAAGGTCATAGCTTATGCTTTTGAGGAAACCAATAGGGCTGTATTCCACGCCGCGCACCAGAATGTTGGCTGGTGTCTTGCGGAACGGCAGGATTCCTTCGGCGAGGGTGCTTCCGAGGCGTTTCATCTTGTTATCCCCGCGGTATCTGCCGAGATCGGAGATCATCTGTGAAAACGCATTGGTGTCTCGATAGGTTGCTTTCTGCGCCTCTCTGATCGCGTATTCGCGTGCCGCTTCAATGCCTTTCCCGCCAGCGACCTGCTCCGCGGTAATGCCATTTGCTTTGCAGAATTGCGCCAGCGCCGCCGCGTAATGCGGCTTGGAGAACCATGCGTCTTCCGCATCCAGCGCCGTGCTATTGAATTTGCGCATCGCTTCCAGCAGCTTCGGTTTGAAGATCGTGCGCCCTTCCTCGATTTCCTGTCGCACATTGACATTATCATTGTACTTGCCGCTGCCAAGCGCCTGCTCGCGAATGTTGGCATAGTCGCTCCACGCCGCCTTGATAAGCCCTGCGTCCTTCGTCGTCAGGATAGCTTTCGTGCGTCCGACTTTGCCGCCGCTCACAGCATTCGCAGCGCTCTCAATGCCTGCGCCGATGACGTTCTTTACCGTGACAGCAGGAACAAATCCTACGTTGCCAACGATGTTACGCACATGCGTACGTGGATTACCAAGCATCGAAAGGTAGCGCCAAGCGTTCCATTTGTCAATGAAGCGGCTCGGCATCTGTCTGCCGATATCGCGATAGATTTCCTTCATCGCCTCGGTGCGCGCATCGTCGTCCTTTGCGTTCAGGAACTTCTCAGCGAGGTCGCGGTCAATCTTCAGATCAGGGGCCTTTTCCCCGTACTGCTTTTTGAGATCTTCTGTCAAGTTTTCCACGCTGCGCTGCGCCGCATAAAGCTGCGTACTGGGGTCCTGCTGCTTGAGCAGCCTCGTTGCCTGCAACGCCTGTGCCGCATTTCTCTGGCGCTTTACGATGGTGTCGAGCACATCGATAGCTGTCTCCACATTACCGCTGTTTGCTGCATTGTTGTAGAGCGCCCAGCCAATCGCCGTATTCTCCTTGCTGATTCCCTCTTTGGTGGAATTTTTCCATTTATTCAAGGTCTTTTGCCAGCCTTCGGTTTTGATGCGGCTTTCTGCGTCACTGATGGCCTGCTTGTCCGTATAGCGGTCGTAGGAGAAATCTCCTTTTGCCACCATTCGTTCCAGTGTCGGCACCATTGCGTCCGGCGTTGCCTTTGCTTCCAGCACCGTGCGGATTGTGCGGCTGACATATTTGTCGTCCGCCGTTTTCTTTGGCACTTGTACCTCTCGGTACGCGCGCTCGCCCGCAGGGATATATCCGTACTTCTCTTTCAGCGCTTCATAGTTCGCCTCAGGGATCTCGCGGGAGAATTGCGCGTCATTCACCCCGCTGTCCTTTGCAAGCCGAGCTGCATCGTCTCCGGCAATATATTCCGCCGTGTTGGACCCACTGAACTTCGGCTTGACATTTTGTACGCTGCGAGATAGACTATCTACAGAAGCATCCCCCCGCAGAGCGCCGCTGTTCGCAGCGGAAGAGCCGTCAATTTGGGGGATGCTTCTTTCTTGCATCTGCCCAATATTATAGATCATCTTACCGTCTGCACTCTGCGCTGTCGAGATTGTGATCTTGTAATACTTCCCATCAAAATCTTTGAAAAACGCCGTGCGATAATTCCACCCGCCACTTGCCATGCCCCCATGGCGGCTGTTATGATCTACAACGTTTCTATCCCCCTTGACAGAAATCTGCGCCAACTCGTCAATATGCGATGCTGCATTTACTTTTCGCTCAAATGCCGCCTCGCTCATAGTACGCCCATCGCTGGTGTGGTTATCGCTCAGTTTTCCCGCAGAGGTAGCAGTCAGAACCAATTCATCACCATCCGCACCGATAAGCTTAACGTCTTGCCCGCGGCGGATTTTCCCATTAATATAGTCTTCCAGCTGTTCGCTCCAACTTTGTGGGTCATTCCCGAAAATGACCTGCCGGTCGGCGCGGACATATTTTTTGCCATCGGCAGCCTCTTCAATGCTCGCCATGCCATTTATTTTGCTTGGCGGCGCGCGCGAGTTTTCCTGCGCAACGGTTTCACTCTCCACCTTGATATGTGCAAGAAGGAATGCCGCCGCATCGCCGATCTCGCTGTCGGCGAAAATGTTCATATCGCCGAGGCTGTCGCAAACCACCTCTTCCCAAATCTCCTGCGCTGTCATTTCGGTGCCGGCATAAGCGTCTGCATACGCCGCGCAGAGGGAGTCGACCTCACCGCCGGTAAAGGTCTTATCGATGCGCGTGCGTACCTCGTTCAAATCGACTTCGCCCTTTGCGATCATATCATGTCCGGCCTCATGCCGCATGATCTGGTACGACGTAAATTCCGGATGATCCGCACGGATAAATACGCGGTCACCTGAAACGTAGCCGCGCACCTGAAACGTTTTCCCGCTCTTGTCACGGAACGTCAGATTGTTTCCGGCAAAGAACGTCACGCGCAGACCGCGCTCTTTGGCGAGGTCCTTCGCCTTGCGCATTTCCGCCGTCTCGTTCTTCACAAGATAGACGCTGTCATTGAATGCGCCTCTGCCGATGCCGAAGCTCGCAGTGCTTACTTTTTCTCCATAATCGAGCGAAGCTGCTTCGCTGTCTGCGAAGTGTCGCCCTTCCTTCCGGCCCGGATTTCGTCCTGCGCCTTCTTCCACGCCTCGTACTTCTCCGCGGGGATTCGCACCGTTATCCCGTTCGCTGCCTTCGCGTAAATGTACTGCTTCTCCATGTTCGGCTCCTTCCTGCTGCGCGTATTCTGCGCGCAGCTCGTCCATTGTTACATCTCCTGTCTCGAGGGCAAGGCGGTTGTCAGTTACATAATTGTCAAATCCGGTCGCCTGCGCCTCTGCGCCTGCGATCCGCTGCTTTGCTGCAATATAATCCGTGTTTGGGGCGACCGCCGTTCCATCAACAGCAGTGTACCCATTCGTCAGCATGTCGTCAAGAACGATCTCGAGCGTTTTCGCCGCTTTGACGTTCTCCTGCCCGTTATCGTTGATGATGCGCTGCGCTGCATCAATGATTTGCGTGCGCGTCAGACCCTCGTCCATCGCCTTGCGCATGGCGGGGGTCTCGAATATCTGATTGCTTCGCTGGTATCCGTTTGCTGTCCGCTGCCGCGCGCCCTTCTGCTGTCCGCGTGAAAGGCTTATATCAGCGATACCGGCGATCTGCTCTGCCGCCGTACTGTAATAACCGTGCAGCTCGGGGTGGTCAAACTGGAAAGCGTTTACATTTCTGCTCGATACATTTTCCTTCGTGCGGCTGTCGATGTGCTCGCCCGTTCCTGCCGATTTCTTTGCGTCGTTCTGTCCGGCAATATAGCCCGCGTAGGCCGTCTCATTCGTCGGGTTCGGGTTCGCCTTGCCCTCTACGCCCGCATTGTAGGCAGGGATAAAGTCCTTCACGTGCTCCGCCGCGTCCTTGCCCTCCTGATACGAGCCACGGATCGCCTTGCGCCCGCTCTCACCGAGGGAATTATCGAAGCGCGCGAAGCGGTTTGCCGCCACTTCCACTCCGCCGCCGAGCCCACCGAGGATGCCGCCGACGAGGAAGTCGTTCAGAATTTCCGATGCTTCCAGCTCGCTATAGCTCCCGCCGAGCGTCTTGCCGTTATAGATAATCTGCAAGGCAGGCTGAATGAGGTCTTCGATGGCCTCCTCGCCGCCCTCTTCAAGGAACGACAGCGCGATCTTGCCCGCCGCGCTGTTATTGAGCCCAGACATCGTGCGCTCGATGACGCCATCTAAGAAGCCCTTGCCGAACATCTTCTTGAACGGTGCTGCCGCGTTGCCGATCTTCTCGGTTGCCACGCTCAGCGCGCCGGACGCAAAGCCATAGTTGACCTGCTGCTGATGCGTCGCGCCCGCGCGGCGGGCTTCCTGCGCGCTGCCGCCCGTGCTGCGTACAAACATCGCCGGGAGCGCGCTGCCGCCTGTCAGCAGGCCCAGCGCTGCGTCTGCGCCCATCTGCGCGCCTGCAACACCGACATCCACGGCAAGGCGGCCCGCTGCGCCGAGATCTTTCTTGGCGCGCTCAATGTCTCTTGTACCGCTGTCGGACAGCTTGTCGGCAACAGAGTAGATGCCCTGCGCCGTCCGTTCGACCTCGCCGCCCTCGCCGTAAGCTTTCAGGTATGCAGCTTTCCGCGCTTCCAGTGCCGCAATGACATTTCGCGCAGTGTCGCGCTCGCTTTCGGTGCTCATAGGGTCTGCAAGAACGTCCCGCTGTGCCTTGATATCCTGATCCCACAGGGCAATTTCGGTGTTTGCTTCCTCGCGTCGCTGCAATCCGCTGCCGGTCTGCGCCATACCAGCAAGGTTGACGAGCCCCGCGCCATAGGTTTTCGCCGCGCCCTTGACGGTATCGCCGACGCGCTGCGCAACCGTGGGGGCTTTTACCTCCTGCACGTGCTGTTCGAACGCTTCTTTGCTCTGGTAGTTCTTCGCGTCCTTCTTCTGTAAGGCCCCCTGCGCAAGATTCTGCGCAAGGGCGCTTTGATTTTTTGGTGTAACGACGTTCTGCTGCATGGTCGGCTGCTGGCGGAACATCGGAGACGTTGCCTTCTCCTCCTGTGCTGTCATTTTTGGCGTAGAAACAGATCGATAATAAGTGTAAATCTGCTCCCGCTTGTCTTGCTTTACTCTCGCAGGCTTTTGCGCGGGTGCGTAGGAAGAGGGAGCGGGGCTGCTGACCGCAGCAGCCGCCCCACTTTTTTTCTGATACTCACGATATCCCTTGATAGAATCCAGCTTTTCCTTTTTGATCGGCATAATTTACCTCCGCTTATTCAAGCCATTCGTCCGGGTCATAGCCAAAGTGGCTGAACAGATATCGCGCCTCCGCATCCGTCAACTTGCCTTGATCTGCATACACCGCAATCGTGTTTGCAATGCCTGTATTGCTACCGGTCTGCGTCTTCATCTTCTCTAAGCTCGATAATATTCTCGAAGCGCTACTGCTGAGCCCTCCCCCGTCATCTCCACCGTTCTGACCTTCCAGCCAGTTTTCATAGTCGGAATAAAGCCCGCTCGAAGACGTAAAGCCGTACCTCTGGTAGTTAGCCTTCTGCGCAAGCCAGCTCTTGGGGTTCCCGCTCGCCTGTGCTGCAGCAAACAGGCCTTCGTAGTCCATCGCTCCGCCGGTAGCTCCGCTACGTGTCCCGCCACCGGAAGTCCGGCGAGAGCCACCGCCGCTTGCCTTCCCCGCCGCTGCCTGCGCGGCCTGCTGCAATTTATACTGCCATTCCGCATTATAGCGTGCATCCTCGATGGCGTCGCGTTCCTTCTGGTAGTCATAGTTCAGCTTGTCCTGCTGCTTCTGATACGCCAGCGCATCCGCCGTCTGCTGGTCGCCCACCTGATCGCGCGCGAGCTGATAGAGGTAATTGCGGTCAGCCAGCCAGCGGTTGTAGTTGTTGTCCTCAAGGCCGATGAGCGTATTCAGGTCGGCGCGGTCAGCATTCAAGCCGTCCTGATACATGCTATAGGCAAGCTGCTGTAGCTCGGGGATCTTGTCCGTCATCTGGCTCATCTGGTAGTCGCTCGCCTGCTGGCTCGCTGCCACCGCCGCCGTGGACGGCATCCCGCCCGTCATCACTGCCGCCTTGCCGAGCACATCCTCCGCGCTGCGGTCTGCCTCGCGCGTATACTGCTTTCGGTACTGCTGATAGAGCGGGTCGCTCGCAGCGTCGTAGGAAAACGGCGTGCGATTCAGCAGCGCGTCGAGCTTTGCGCTGATCTGTCCGCTCTGATCGTAGTTGTAGTTGCTGTCGCCCAGCTTATCGAGCCAGCTCGTGTCAGCCTTTGCAGGGCTCGCGCCCGTGCCGAGTTTGATGTACTCGCTGCCGTCCACGCCGCCGGAATAGTCGTACTTCGCACGAATTTTCTCCGCCGCGTCGTGCGCCGCCTGCTGGCCCGCCTTGTCTCCCTCGGCATATGCCTTGTTGTAGGCTTCGGTATACTGCCGGATGAGATCAAGGTCGCCCGAATCGTTTATGAGCGTCAGGTCTGTATTCTTGTGTTTGAAATTATCTGCCATTGTCCCCTCACTTTCTGCCGCCCGTCACATATTCGTACTCGAGCGCATAGAGCCGGTATTCTCCTGTGGCTTTGATTTTTAATCTAAAGTGGTCGCAGCGGCGGATCGGGCAGTTGAGCGTGAAAACGTCTTTCTCCTGCGCCCCGCAGCGGTCGACTTCTTCCCACGCACCGCCGTCGAACTTGACAAGGAACACGACCGTTGCGCCCTTCTCGCATTCCAGCCGCGCCCGCACGCGCTGCACGTGCTTTGCGTCGAACGAGCCGCCGTCATAGTCGGCAAACTCCGCCTCGCTAATAACAGCGCCCTCACGCGTTGCGCCGGTCGGGATATCTGCTGGATTCCCAAGCAGCACGCACCCGCCATCCACTAAGGCCATGATACCGCCAGAGTAGGCCATTTGCACCACGGCAAGCGTATCTTCCTTATGCCACACGCCGTTCTCGCTGCTGTAGCAGTACAGCGCCGCCTTTCCATCCTCTTTCAGGCTCACGTAGTAGTTGAGGCCGTCGCTTCCTCCCACCGCGTCGGAGAAGCGCACATCGTCGCCCAGCGTGCGGGAGATACAGCGCGGCATGCCGCCGCTGTACGCCATGATGCCGACCTTTGAGAGGTAATAGAGCGTTTCACCTGCAACGGCGAGGCTCTTGTGGCTGCCCTTCATCACGCCGAGCACCGCACTCGACATGAGTTGGAAGTTTGTAGGAATCGTGCCGTACATCTTGAAGATTTTGTCTTCTTTGAAAAAGCACGGGTAGCCAAGATAGCTCACGCACGCCGTGAACGCTCCCGCCGTGCCACTCTCCACGCTGAACGCATCCGTGGACAGCCCGTCAAACACATTCCAGTTGTACGGATCGCCGAGCTTCGAAGCAAAGATGCTGTCGCCCTTGCAGCCCCACACGCGGTTTTCGTTCGTGCAGACGAAGTCCATATCGGGAACGCTGCGCTTGAGCGTGACTGTTCCGGGCTCCGTGATGCTTTCCTGCCCATCGGGCAGGCGGAAGGTGTTTTCATAAAAGCGCAGCGTCTTTTTGTCTTCGCTGATCTCTCGAATGATGGGCGTGCGGTTGTTGTACGGCATCTTCGTGCAGCCCGAGATCGTCACCGCGTCGCCCACATTGAACGGGAACGCCGCGCCGGCCGTTGTGATGCTGTTTGCCGCCGCCTTTTCGTCGGCATACGTGCCATTCCCGAATTTCAGCCCCGCCGCGGCGTAGCTCGCCTCCATCGGCTTGATCGTGCCGTCCTTTTCACACACGATCTTGTCGGGGAAGATGAGCACGCGCTCGCCCAGTGCACAGAAAGCCTTTTCGCTGTCTGCGACCGTCGACTTCTCCTCGCCGTTGATGTAGAGCTTCGTTCCGTATACCTCGTAGAGCTTGCCCGCACTGAAAATGCCGTTTGCCGTCCCCATATCCTTGCGGACGGTATAGCGCCTCGCACGGGGGGCAAGAAGCGGGAAGTATCGCGCCGACAGGTTTTTCATGTCGTAGAGCTCGCCGCCCGCCGCGCCGAAGGTGTGGTTGATCCCGCCGAATTTCTCCTGCTGCACGCGCTGGTTCGTATATGCCGTGATCTCAGGCAGTCTCATCTTTCACCGCTCCTTTTGCTTCGTCCGGCGTATCGCCTTTTTCTCCCGCCGGGGCTTCCGTGCCGTCGCATATCATTGCGATGTTGCGAAGCGACTGCCGCACCGCTGCCACCACATCGACGGCATCACCGTTGACGTTCAAAATGCCGATCAGGCGCATCGCGTGTGCTGCTTCCTGCTTGATCTTCTCATTCATGCCGATTCCTCCAATCGTTTTAGCCGTTCTTCCTGCTCGCGTACCTTCGCCCACAAAATCGGGATAAATTCGCTGTACCGCAGAAAATAGGTCTCGCTGCCGTCCTCGCGCGTGGCTCTCGCCCAGCCCGCAAATTCCTGCGAGTTAATGCCGCACGCGCGCATGGCGTCCTCGACCTCCTGCGCGATGAATCCCGTGTGGAAGCGTCCGCTCGTGCCGCTGTTCAGCTTGTAGCGCTTCGGCTCGACGAGCTCAAGCATGCGCACGTACTTCTCCGGCAGCGCCTCGATGCTGTTCTTGATGTTTCGGTCGGACCCGTTCAGCTCGTTCGTGCTGCAATAGATCGCGCTCCAAACAAAATTTGGTGCGCCAAGATTGTACCGGTTATCTGCATTTGGGGCGAAATCGCCGCGGCAATCAATGAAGTCGTAGTCGAAATTGAGCGCTGATCTTCCGTTATTCCCCGACAGATACAGGTTTCCGCTCGTCGCGTTCAACTCCATCGCCTTGCTCTCGAGCGTCATTTTGTAGTCCGCCGTGCTGGCGTACTCCGTGGAGATATACCCGCAGCGTCGTCCCGCATCATTGCGCACGGTGATCGTGTCGCCCTCAATCTCCTGTGCCGTCAGCGTGCCGTAGATATTCACCGCGTCCACGTACAGATCGATGGATCCCGTGCTCGCAATCTGTGCGCCGTTGTAATTGAGTTTGAAGATCGTTCCGTTCTCTCCGCTCGTCGCCGCCAGCGTGAAGCCGGTCGCGCTCTGGTCGAAGATGCTCTGTGCCTGCGTCGCATCGATCTTGGTTCTCACCGTCGCGCGGATGCCGTTCACGTCGGTCTTGATGTTAGTGATCGCGCCGTCGAGGTTTGAAACACTTACCTGCAAGCCCTTTGCCGTTGTGTCAAGCTGCGTGATGTCCCCCTCTGCATTGCTAAGTCGAGCATCTAATCCTTTTGCTGTAATGGAAATTTCATTTACATTCTTGTCCGTATCCTCAATCTTGGCGTAGATAGGCTCGTTGATGTTCTTGATGAACTCGCTCAGCGCGTCTTGATTTAGGTTGCTTTCATCCAGATTGAACAGCGTATACCGCAGCTGTTCCAGAAGCACGAAGAGGTAGTCATAGACCCCGTTGATCTGCTCCTGCGTGGTCTTTCCTTCCCCGTTCGGGAAGGTCGTCTCCACCAGCTGAAATGTCGTCGGCACTTGTCATCACACCTTCCAGTTGCCCTTGCTTTCTTTGCGGTTTTCGCGCCGCCACCACGCCATAGCATCGGCCACCGCCTCGTTGGCAATGGCGTGGTCGTTGGCGTAGAGCGCGCTGTCCTGATTGTAGGCGTCGAGCTGCGCTGCCAAATACAGGTGGTAGCACTCGTTGTGCCCGTCCGGCAGCAGCAATTCCATGTCCTCGACGCTCGCGGTGTCATCCTCCACGTTCACCTTGAGGGTGGGGGCTTCCGCCCCCATCATCTCGGCGATTCGGTGCTCAAGCACCATGAGGATTTCCGCCTTGCGCGGCGTGCTCAATTTGTTAGGCCGCAGCGCGTCCGCGTCACGGATAGCTTTCAGCATTTTCATACATTAGACCTCCGTGAAATACTGTCCCGCCAGCTCATGCGGCAAATACTGCAAGACGATCTTCCCGCCCGCGGCCTCGCCGATACGCTCGCACTTGTACGTCTTGCCGTCCTCGCCGTCGAGGTAATACTTGCCGTACTCATATTCCATGCCTCGCGCTGCGGGGATGGGGTCTGCCTGCGTGCCCGCATGGGCGGCGTCGATGACCGCCCAAAGGTTCGGCGTCTTGTCCGGCGTCCAGTCGGCCTGCGAGGTATGCGCCTGACGGCACTTGCACACCTTGCCGCCGTAGCTTCTGCGGTCGCCCTCGGCGTAATCAACGGGGTATGCCCATGCCGTGATGAGTTCCGGCACGCTCGCCGCCTCGCCGTCGCTCAGGCTGACCGCTGCCTGCTCGATAATGGGGCGCAGCTTCACCGCGCGGGCATACGTGACCGGCTCACCCGCAAGGGCGGCGACGGTCGCTTTGGCGCTCTCAGTCTCCGTGGGCTTGCCCATCTTGACGCTGACCGTGCCGTCGCGGTGGTCGGTGATGGCCCCGCTCAGGCTGTATTCGCTGTTGTCCCACTCGTTGATGACCTCTTCGGTCTCGCCCGTGGGCTGGCCGTCGTTGTCCAGCTTGTTCACCGTCTCACGCTGTACGATGCTCCACGGCGTGTTGTCGGGCAGCAGCGCCGCGACCTCGGCGGCGGTCATCGTGAGTGTGATGGTCTTGGTGTCGCGCTCGCCCCACGCGCGGTCTTTGGGATTGCCGTTGATCTCTGCGGGGTATTCGGTGTTGTTGACTTTAATGTAGGTCATAAACAATCAGTCCTTTCTTTAGAAACAGAAGCCGAAGGCCACGCCACGGATAGTATTTGCACTCCAGTTTACGGCACTACCTGTGCTTTTGACAGTACAATAGTAGCGGGGGCTATTGGCAGTTGGAGAACGCTCCCACCAGTCGTATGCACTGCCGTTAAAGTTCTTCACCGTGCTGTTACCAGCTTTGTAGTAGTCATACTGCGTGCCTTCACCTGAGTGGGAGTTAATGGCACTACCAAAAACTTCAACCTCGCTCAGTAAGAATAGACTATCTTTCGTAGTTACGAGTGAGGTGCTCCTACCGCCGCTCGCGGAAATCTTGTTCACCTCACGGATGCCGCTCTGTACGTCCGCAGGCATCTGCTTCAAAATAATGGGCAAGTGTTCTACTCGCATAGAACATTTTGTCCAACCCATGGTATTTGCAGCAGTGGAGTGCATTGCTTTTGCTATCTTATAACAGTCATGCAGCTGGAACGTCAGCGGAGCTTTTCCCGACCCATCGGCATAATCATCATGATTTTTTCCGATGATGTCGATTAGATAGTCCTCGCCGCCGATGGTCATGGACTTCTGGTCTGCTACCTTCCACGTTTCCGGCACTTCGTTGTTGTGGCACGCCGCGATGATCTGCTCCCACGTGTTGTTGGCAAATACGGGGTCGTAGCTCGGCTTAAACGTGATGTCATACCCCGTGCCGTCAATCAGCGTCCTGCCCTTGAGGATGTTGTACACCGTGCCGTTTACCATGCACTTGCCGCCCTTCACGGTGTAGGCCGTGCCGTTGATGAGGGTCTTGTGTGCGGTGAGGTCAACTGGCGGCGTGACGTTGCCGCTGTCGTCGACGAGGGCGTCAGAGGGAAGAACCAAAGCGGGGCGAATGCCGCACGCGTTGGATGCGTAGGTGTCGTTGTAGCCGCCTTGGGAGTTGACGACCAACACGTAGTTGGCGCTGTAGGTGCTCGGGGAGCGGAGCCACCAAGCAGTGGCCGTACCACTCAGATATGCAATGCGCTTGGAGTCTATTTTGGGGTTCGCGTTGAAGTAATCCAGCTTAGTGCCATCATTCGGTATATAGCTTGCGCCAGCCAAGCCGGCTTCAGGACCGGATAGCAGGAACACCTTGCAGGGCAGCCCGTTCGCGCCACTCTGGTCAGTGCCGTCCGAACCGCCATTCTTACGGTACGGGATCTTGACCTGCTTGATGGCATCCTTGATGTTGTTGTCGAACAGGCCAAGGAACGTGCTGTTCAGGTAGGCGTGGATGTCGCTGCTTTCGTACTTGTTGACGTTGGAGCTATGCCACTTTCGGTTCTCGTAGATGTCCTTCATCAGCAGCCAAGTGCCGTTGCAGCTTGCGTCATACATGCTGCTCGGCAACCCCTGATGCACCACCAAAAATTCCTTCCGCACGCCGCCGACGTTGAGGTACACGGACGAGCCGACCGCCAGTGTGCTGATCGCTTTGTTCGCCATGCCTGCCTCCTTAGCCGTACAGCCAGTTGATGGCGTAGTTCTCGGTCGGCGTGGTCTCAACGTTCACAAGCGTCTGCTTGACGATATTGCCGCTTGCGATGTAGTCGCTGCCGCGCGTCGCGGCCACGATACCGCCGCTGCCGTTGCCCTTGAGGAGGGAGGTGGTGGAGGGGATATTGACGGGGCCTGCGGGGCCCTGCGGGCCGGTCGCACCGGTCTCGCCTTTCTCGCCCTGCTCGCCCTTTTCGCCCTGGTCTCCCTTGGGGCCTTTGATGTTGACCGTCGCGGGATTCGCAAGCCCGCCGTCGTTCGACCAGCTCAGGTCTCCCGCCGCGGACACAGCAGGGGTAAAGGTCGCGCCCTTTGCGCCGTCCGCGCCCTTCGCGCCATCCGCGCCGGCAGGGCCTCGCGGACCCGTCAGGCCTTGCGGACCGATTTCGCCTTGCGGACCAGTCTTGCCCTGCGGGCCCTGCTCTCCCTGCGGTCCCCTTGGCCCCTCTGGGCCGGTATCTCCCTTCGCGCCGTCAGCACCGGCAGGCCCCCGTGCGCCCGTGTCGCCCTTCGGGCCCTTGAGGTTCACGGTCTGCGGATTCGCCTTGCCGCCGTCGTTCGTCCACGACAGGTCGCCGTCGTCGCTCATGCTCGGCGTGAACGTCACGCCGTCCTTGCCGGCGGCACCGTCTGCGCCTTTCGCACCATCCTTGCCCGGGGCTCCATCCGCACCGGCAGGGCCTTGAGGGCCGGTCTCGCCGGGATCGCCTTTCGGACCCTGCGGACCCTCGGGCCCCGTGTCACCCTTCGCGCCCTGCAAGGGGCCGTTGTTGATGAACTCGCCGGTAATACCGTCGAAAATGTAGATGTCATAGGGCTCTGCCGTGCCCACGCCGTAAGCATCGCCCGCCGCTGCGGTCGCTTTCTGCGCGGCGTCCAGCGCAGCCTTTGTGCCGTAGTAGCCCAGCACCTTGAAGCCGCTGCCGGTCTCCCCCTTGGGGCCTGCGGGGCCCTGTTCGCCTTGCGGGCCGGTCTGTCCCTGCGGGCCCTGTTCGCCCTGCGGGCCGCGCGGACCTTCGGGGCCGGTCGGTCCGGTCGCGCCGGTGTCACCTTTCTCTCCTTGGGGGCCGGTATCGCCCTTGTCGCCTTTCAGCGCGGTGAGCTGCGCCGCCGTAAAGTCGGAATAGGTAAAGGCATCGCCCTTGTCTCCCTTTGCACCCTGCGGGCCAGCGGGGCCGGTCTCGCCTTGAATGCCCTGCTCCCCCTGCGGGCCGCGCGGGCCGGTTTCACCTTTGGGGCCCTGCGGACCCGTTGCGCCGGTATCGCCCTTCTCGCCTTTTGGGCCCTGTGCGCCGGTTGCGCCCGTGTCGCCCTTGGGGCCGGTTGCGCCGGTATCACCCTTCGGGCCCTGCTCGCCGGTATCACCCTTCGGGCCAACTTCTCCCTGCGGGCCCGTCGCAGGAACGCCGGTATCGGCAAAGGCTCCCGCCGCCGCATCCCACTTGAACCAGTTGCCCGTGGTCTCGTCGACGTATGGCATCTTGGATACCGCCGTCTCCGCATCCGCCGCCGCCTGCAAAACCTCATCGACCCAGCTTTGATAGGCCGGAGGCGGTGTCTCGCCGCTGTCTTCCAGCGTTTCGCGCACGCGTGTTTTATATATCTGGCTCTTCACAATGGTATCGCCCACGGTATAGCGCAGCTCTGCCGCGCCCTCACCGGCCACCGCCGTATCAACACTCGATACCCGCCACACGAGCGCGCCGTCCTCTTCTGTCACCGTCACGGGATACGGCTGCGCATCGCCGTTTCGCTGCACGATCAGGCTCGCCACGCCCTCGCCATAGCCCTCGCGCCACTTTTCCAGCACGTTAAAGACGACCTTGCGTGCCTGATTCTCCCCCCTGCGCCCGAGCTTGATCTCTTCGAGCGCGTAAGCATTTTCAATAACCATGTTGTCACCTCTCTTATGGAAAACGGCGCAGCAAGAGCGACTTTTTCGTCCCTTGCTGCGCCGTGTCGCAACTCATTTTTCGTGTCTCGCGGTCGTATTCACTTACGCGTTGTGGGCCTTCGCGCTCTCAACGTAGTCGCTGCTCATCGTCTGGATGAGATTTGCGGTCGACGCGTCCTGTCTCATCTGGTTCTGGATGGCCCACAGGAACTTTCTCTTGACCTGCACGGTCACGCCGCGCTGGATCAGGCAGCTTTCGCCGTTCACGCACACCAGCAGGTCATCCTTATACTTGCCGCTGTCCTTGAACAGGCGGACGCTGACGTACTCCTCGCCCGCGGGGGCGGCGTTCACAGCCGCAACGGCGTTCTTTGCTTCGCTCATCGGTCTTTCCTCCGTTTCAGTGTCGGGGGCGGCGTTCACAGCCGTCCCCTTGGTGGTTAGGTCAGCGGGGTCTCATCGAACGTGGAAGTCGTTTCCACGCGAATCATATACGCCTCAACCAGACGTTCGGCGACCTTGGTTGCCTTCCAGCCGACAGTTGCACGCTGGTTCAGCGGGTCAGCCGTACCGGCAGAGCCGAGCGGCTTGACGATGTGCTCAAGACCGCCGCCGGTCAGTTCGGTCGTGCCGTAAGCCTCCGCGCCCATGATGAGGGTGGAGTAGACGTTGCGGCCCTTCGCACCGGCTTCGCCCGGATAGATGGCGGTCGACGCCGTCGGGGTGGTAGCAGGCGCTTCTTTCAGCGTGATCGTCGCGCTGCCAGCAGCCGCGGCCGAGGCGCTCTCGATCTCAAGGAGCGCACCATCGATGACGACTTCACGGCCAGCCAGCTTTGCGGCGTCAGCAGTGGTGATGGCCTCGTTTACGGTCAGGACCTTGCCGGATGCGCTCTTGACGGTCAGGTCGCGTGCGGCCTCGGTCAGGTCGTCCGCATGGAACACCTTCGCTTCGGTCGTCTCGATGAAGCGGACGCCCGCGATCTTGCCGATCTCGTCGTCATAAATGTTGCTGGTGTCCTTGTACTCGTGCGGGCGCTTCCAGTCAGGGTCATCCTGAATGTCGTAGGAACAGTCAGGGTGAATGATGGCCCAGTAGGAGCCCTCATAGCGCGGAGCGTTCATGGTTTTCAGGAAGCGAACCGCCTTGCGGACGGCGCGAACCGTGAAATAGTGGTTGCCCGTGGCCTCGCCGCCAACGAGCAGATGGCGGCCCGTCACCTGACCCTCGCCGTACTGGACGTTAGAGCCGCCGTTGATGACCTCGCGGGTGATGGTGTCGAGCGTGCGGCCCGCCTGAGAGCCGAGCAGCACCGTCGCTTCCTGCAGGTTGTTGTCGATGGCGGTCAGGTCGAGAATATCGGAAATCTCGACGAAGTCGCCGTACTGGTCGACCTGCGCGGTCAGCGTGGTCATGGACAGCTTGCGGCCCTTGGGCGTAACGCCTTCGGTGATGGGCGTCAATGCCTTGGGCAGCGGATCATACTTGCGGAACTCGATCTCCTTGCCCTTGCCCTTGGGGATGTTTCGCTTCTGCGCGAAGCGGTCATGCACCAGCTCGGGTTCGGCGTTGTCAATCAGGGTGTCGCAGTAGTAGGTCTTCATCTCGCCCGAGAGACCGGCATCGGTCGTCACGTTCGTCTGGCCCTCAAACAGGCTCAGAATGACGGGCAGAATGAAAATGTCTTTGAACTTCTTCATAGAGTTTTGTCTCCCTTCTTGCAGTCGGTAAATTTAGGCGGGCATCAGAATACGATGCGCTCGCCGCGCCGAACGCGCCTTGCGATCTCTGCGCGGTCGGCCTTCGTGAATTTGCTCGGGTCACTCTTGACAATGACCCCCGGCTGGGAAGTGGTTCCATTCTCGTTTGGGCGCATTCCTTTCGCGCGGACGTTGTCCATCACGCGCTTTTCCATCTCCGCCGCAGCTTTCGCCGCGCTACGAGCCTGAATGTCGCCTAAATGGGATACCTCGTAAGCGTCTTTTACAGGGACGCCCGCACGCAGCATCGCAATGAAGCGCGGATTCTCCGCGACTTCGCGCTTGAGGTCGAAGTCAGGGTACTCGCCCGGCGCGTCCGCCGTGCCGACCAGCTCGCTCGCCTGACGAATCCAGTCGTTATAAGTCTCGTCGGCTTTCTGCTGGCGCTGTCTGTCTTCTTCTTGGCGTTTGAGCGCTTCGTTTTCCTGCTGCATCCGCGCATACTCGCGGTACTGTTCCACGCTCATGCCCATACTCTCCGCTTCCGCGTTGTAGAGCACGCTGTTGAGCGCCGCATCGCCCTCAAAAGCCGCACGAAGCTTACTCATATCGCCGTCCGACACGCCATAATGGCGCATCAGTGTGTCGATAATGGGCTGCGAATCGGCGATTTTCTGGTCTTTGGCCTTCTCTTCACCGAATCTGCGGTTGATGATGCGCTGCGTCTCCGCAGTGTACACGTCCTTGTACTTGCCGTTTACGAGGTCAAGGAACTCCTTTTTCAGGTCTTCCCCGCCTTTTTCCGCAGCCCCGGCGTCGTGCTGCTGCATCTTCACGCCCTCGCCTTTCGGCTCGCCAGAAGAGGCTCCCGTATCATCAGGTGTCTCCTGCTTGCCGAACACGACGTTGGCGTATTCGCCCGTTTTGCCCTTCCGGGTGGGAGAAGAGCTTGCCTGTGTGGTATCGCCCTGTGTGCTCACGCCTCCCTCAGCGCCGCCCGATGCACCGGCAGCGGCCCCCGCAGCGGCAGCGCCGCCGTCAAAGAGGCTCAGGATCACGCGAAGCGTGGTTTTGAGGTTCATGGTATCCCTCCTGCTTGTCAAATCGCGGATATTTGGCCCTCCGTGTAGGCCGTTCGGTGCTTCCCATCGTCCGCAGGGGAGGGGAGAGCGGCGAAAAGATGAAGAAAAACGCCGCCCCTCCCTCGCGGGCGTATGAATAGGAGGAAGCCACTCGCACGCCTAAAGCGTAACATGCGGCTTCCTCCGTCTCACCACGGGCGAGAAAAAATTTTTAATTTTCTTCGATGCACTCGTAAATCGCGTCCGGCCTCGTGGCCTCAAGCTGCTTGAGCCCGATGCAGGCCGCGAGAAATGCCGCCTCGATGCGCTCATCGCCGCCGCAGTGGATGAGGAAGCGCGGCGCACCATCGTCTATCTCGAAGCCATAGACCTCGCACTCTCCCTCAGCTTCCATGTTCTTCACATAGCCACCGAAGGCATACATCACGCCAGTGATGTAGTTGCAGCATTTCTGGTCCGCCGAATGGCCCTCGCACAGGATCATGTAGCGTCCGATTTCGTGCTCGATGTGAACCATCGTCATGCGCTTACACCCCCGGCATTGCCGCGCTGCTGCCCGCGTCCATGTTCGGCTTAGACTGTTCGGCAAGCTGCTGCATGTACGGTGTCTGTGCGCTCTGCGCGTCGGCGTTCTTGCTCTCAATTCCGCCGCTGCTGCCGCTCTTACGTGTCGAGCCACCGCTCTGCGTGCCGCCCGCCATTCCGATGCCCATGTCCTGTCCCGTAAGCTGCTGGATGACCGCGAGCGCCTTTTGCAGATGATCGCTCTGCTGCTGCACGACGTTGTAGAGCGTCGCGCCCTCGTTGACTTGGCTCTTGATCTTGTCGATTCCTTCGAAGTCCATCATGTCGAGCGCAATCATGCTTTCCTGTGCCCTGTCTGGGGAGAAGAATCCCAGCGAATACAGCTCTTTCGCCCGCTCGTTCTGTTCTGCGCGGGAGAATGGATTCTTCTTCTGCGCCTTGATCTTGATGTCAAAGACCGGTCTGCGGAACAGGTCATTGCCGAGGCTGTCCACGCCCGTCACCTGATCGCCAAGCTCGTTCACGCCGATCTGCGCATACTCGTAGGGCATTTCATTCGTGATGCGGAAAGTGCGCGCTGCGTCGTAGAACTGCCGCATGCGCTCGATGCACAGCTTCACGATCTTCGTCTGCGCGCGGTAGCACGCTGAAATCATATCTCGGCTCGCCTTGTTGCCCGCCTCCTGCAATGCAGAAATAGCCGCCGCAGCCGTCGCACCGCTGGATGTGCCGCCGTTGGACACGTCGCGGTTTGAGCTCGTTTCCTTCATCTCGTCGATCTTCATCTGCACGATATTCGCGTAGATGGAATCGAGCGGGCGCGTCGTTACCTCGCGGAGCCTGCTCTCGTCGATCTGTCCGGACACGTGGATGATCGGCTTGCGCCAGTCAAGGAACTCTTCTTCGTTGATGTTCAGGCTTTCACTCGCGAAATACCGGCGCTTGCTGCCCATCATTGAAGTTTCGAGGATGTTGCCCCACAGCTTGTCGATGTAGAGCTGCGGGTCCTTTGCAATGGCCGTATATCCAAATCCCGCAGGTGTGCCCTTTTCGGGAAACAGCACGTCGAACACGAACGGGTATTCGCCATCTTCGTAGAAGCCGCCATCCGCATATTCGGGGGCATTTTCGCTGGCGTAGATGATATGCTCCTCGTCGATGAACTTCGCGTAGTGCAGTACCGTTCGCCCGTCTGCGGTCCTCTTGCGGTAATACCAGTCGATCACGGCGACCTTGTTGCTCGTGTCCACCGTATCGTCGTACTCGTATTTTGCCGTTTCAATGCTGCTGCCGCTGAGCTTATCCGCAAACTGCGGGTATTCGTCCTCGATGATGTCGCGGTCGACGAGCGCCACCGTAAACACGTTGCGGCTCTTCTGGATGTCCTCAACCCCCGGCTCCCAGAAGATATTCAGCGGGTCAATGCCCTCGATAGCGATGTCTCCGAGCCCGTTGTCTTTCTCTTTGTCCCAGAACACGCCGTAGATCGCCACACCGTGTTTGAGCTTTTCCCACCACTCGAAGCTGTATGTGCTGTCAAATTCGTTGTATTCCATGATGACCGGCAGCACGGACGAGAGCGTCTGCGCGCTTTCCTCGTCGCTCTGCTCGCGAGGCAGGCATACGGGCTCGGGGTAGTTGTCCATCGCGTCGGCGTGCTTATTCATGATCGAGTTAAACAACCATGCACTCGCAGGCTCGGGCGATTCCCCAGCATCTTTCGTCCCGCGTCGGATATCCTCCCAATGCCGCAGCTTCCACCAGCGCTCCTCACTGATGATGCGATTCTCGAAGTTGCTCTTGCCCTGCTTGTACTTTTGCAGCGTTTCTACGGCGTCGCCGATCTCCTTGCTGCCGATGGCTGCGCCGCTGCCAATCGCCGCGTCGCTGTCGCGGAATGCGCCTACAAGCGGCGCTTCTGCCTTTGCATCCAACATCGCAGCAGCACCAGCCGCGTCGGCCTGCTGCTGCGTCTGCGGGAACTTTCTCATCCCTGCCATGTCTTCCCCTCCTGTCAGTTGTGTTGGAACCACGCGTATCTGTCGTAGCTCGGCGTATTGATGTCCAGCGGGTCGTACGAGACCAGCTTCGGCGGCTTATTTACCCGCGCCGCAATGGGATTCTCCATGCACACATAACGTGTCATATCGTAGATATGATCCTCCTGCTCGGTATTCACGTCCTCAACGTCCTTTTCGTCGTAAACGAGGTTTGGCACCGTGCGAATGAAATTTTTGCACGTATCGAAGATATACAGCATCGGCACACCGTTCTCATCGAACGCGAATCGGTTGTGCAGCTGCATCTTGCCGTCGATGCGGGCGTTATCCCCCTTCTCGAAGTATACGCGCTCGCGCTCAAAGAGCGAGCCGATGCTCTCTGTGCCCTGCGTCCCCCAAATGGCGGGATCGCCCACACGGAAGATGTGCCGCCCCTTGAGATTTGGGTCTTCTGCCTCAATGCGCTTCATCTCGCGGGCAACCGCCGTCGGCTCCATCTTCACGCCCTCGTTCGGCGTGCCCGTGCAGCCGTAATATTCCCGGATGTGGTAGAGCCTCCTGTCTTGGTCGACCGCGAACCAGCCGATGGCAAACGGCCTTGAATAGCCCCAGTCCATTGCGCACCAGATCGGCCACTCCTTCGGCACATGAAACGGCGCGATGACGTGCGTATGGATGCGGTCGCGGTAGTGTTCGCTGTCATTGCGCCACTCGGTAAACACCTGCCCGGAGAACGTGTCCCAGTCACCGTAGAGCAGTGCGTTCTTTTCCGCCTCCGGCATCGACGCAAGGCGCGTCAAATAGCTGTCGTCGTTTTTCAGCAGTATCTTATTGTCGAATACCGTGCTCGGCACGAAGATGCGGCTCTTCTGCCGATACTCTTCGTGCCCATCCGGAAAGCGCACGACTGCATCCTCGCGGATGGTCCTCATCGGCGGCGCTGCCGTGATGAAACGTTCCTTGACCCATCCGTGCCCCACACCGCCGGGGTTCGCCGTGCTGCGGATGTATACGCGCGTCCCCGGACCGTTCGGTCGGTTGCGGGAAAAGAGGTAGCTATATTCCTCCCACGTAAAGTGGGTCAGCTCGTCGAATGCGATAAAGTCATACGCCTGTCCTTGATACTTGATCTTGTCCTTTGCGTACTGCATCGAGCCGAAGAGTATTTTCGCCCCGCTCGGGAATGTCCACGTGTGGCTGCTGCCGTTGTAGCGCGCGCCCGGATAGATGCGCGGGTAGTAGTTCAGCGTCTTGTCAATGAGCTCGGCAAGCTGCGGGAAGGTCTTTCGCAGGATAATCGCCTTGTAATACGGGATATCCACCTGCCGCAATGCCTCGATGACCAACGCATCGGATTTTCCCCCGCCTAACCGGCTGCGCCGCCGTATAGAGCCTCGTCCTCCCATCGGCTCATAAAGAGCGCCTGCTTGGGCTGCGGCTTCCATACCACGCTACGCTTCGCCATTCGCATCACCTCCCGCGTCCTGCGGAACAGGCATTACCGCGGGCAGCTCTGCCACCCCGCACACGCTCTCTCCGCCGTCGTCCTTCTTCTCGTCATTTATCCAGCGGAAATTGTATCTCAGGCTGAATTCCGCACCACGCTGTCCGTCTCGGTCGAAGAGGCGTTCCTCTGCGTAAGCCTCGATGCGGGCCTTCGCGCGCGTAACCGTGTCAACGAACTCTTTCTTCGCCTGATAGTTCAGCAGCGCTTGTCGGCTTGTAAATCCAAGCGCGAGCGCCAGCCCCGTCACTGTCGGCGGTCGCTGGTGAATGATAAACGGCTGCCCGAATTTGTCGAGGATCGGCATCCCATCGTCTCCGATGATTGGCTCACCCTTGCAATCTTCAAAGTATCGGTCAATGACGGCCTGCATTTCTTCGACCGTCGCATATTTGGGAGGATGCCCAGTTTTCGCCATGCCGCCACCGCCTTTCTTTTTTATGCTGCAAGCCCCCCGTCCTCGGCCTTATCGCGCAGCATTCTTATCCCCGCTCGGGGAACCGAGCTTCCTATTTCCGACGGTAACACGGCATCTTTTATTTCTCACCACGGGCGCGGAAACTTTCTCTTCCCTTTCTGCGCTCTCCTCTGTATAGTTGCATACACACAACATAGATACATCCTGCATATAGCACTCTCTCCCTATCCCCCCTATAATCCCCCCCTTCCCCTCTCTCCCGCAGCAAAAAGAAGCAGGGCTTTCGCCCTGCCTCTTCTTATGCCATTTTGAGCTTTCTCTTGAACCACTCCCACAGGTTACGCCACGGATGGGATTCTGCGTAATTGGCGCGCTGCTCGGCGTTGTAGCGCCTGTTACGCATTACATTAAGGGCCTCTTGCTTAAAAGCGCACTCGTCTCGTTACCCCTCCTTCGGCTCGCCGTATCTGCAAAAATCGTTCTCACCAACATTGCGCCTGTTGCATGGCGAATGTCTGTTGTGACACGTCAGCGTCCCCGGCTTCCCGTATCGCTGGGTAAGCTCGGACGGCAATGTGCTGTGCTTGCAGTCCTTGCACCGCGTCACGACCACGGCGTCTACAATAGGGATGGCCCTAATATCTGCTGCTGTAGCGTAAAGCTCCCAATTTTCATCTGGTCGCCAATGAATAGCATCCCTGTCAATCAGTCGCATCGCTGTCACCTCCGTCCATCTTCGCGTAGTTCTCCACAAAGTTACAAACTCTGGCAGCGCAGGAGAGGCACAGTTGTTTCTCTGCAGAAAATGGTGTCTTAAAATTTACAACGCCGTAGTGATTGAAATCCAGATTCACGCCGTCAACCTCGTAGTCAATCTCGCGCCCACACATATCACAGAACACTTTAACCATCAACTATTTCCTCCGTCCATCTTCGCGCCGCAGTTGGGGCAGTAAGGCTTGCCGTACTCTTTCGAGAAATTCCGGCAGCGGGTGCACTGCTCCTCATAGTTTCCCGTTTCCAGATTGAACCGGCCCGTGCCCCACCGCCCATGCACCACCGGGGCAACATCAGCGGCGGGGATGGCGTTAATGGCTTCAATTCCTTCACCACATGGATAACACCTATGACGCAGTTCGTTGATGGCTTCGCTGCGAGGAATGTAATCAACCATTTTCCGTCCTCCTGTTCCATGCTTCGGCGGCTTGTTCTTCCGTGTCGTAAATATGCACGCCGCCCAAAATCCCGCCATCGCACTCATAGCTTGCAATCGGGCATTCCGGGTTTTCCTCGTAAGCGTGATGAAGCATAAAGCCAAGCCCACTATAGGGTTGCTCTCTATATGCCTCATCATGCAGATTTCCTTCGTCATCGCACAGAACAAGGCTAACTTTGCCACCGCAGAACGGGCAGGATTTTAATTCAAACATCTTCCATCGCCTCCACATAGCACCAACTCTGCGGCGCGCGCTTATCGCAATCGCAACATTCTCCGCCCCCGAAGACGCTTGGCTCGCGTCTGCAAAGCCTTTCCGCCCAAAACTCAACAAGCACTTCGGCGCGTCGTAGATGCGCAAATCGGTAATGTGCCAGCCGTAGCCCGTTTGCGCGTGCAGATAGTCGTGCATGTCTTTGAGGGTAAGGCAGGACTGTTGAGCTACTTCGCACGCCGTCAGCCAGTCTTCACCCTTGACGTAGTAGCTGCCGCCGCGCGCTTTGGTCTCAAGCTCGTAAATACGGTCGCAGGTAAATTCGCCGATAATCTTGCCCTTGCGGTCTGCCCACTTGCCGCGGTTCCACTTGGCAACATCACCCCCGAGGTCAACTCGAAAAAACTCGTTACAGCCTTGCAGCGTGCAGTAGATGTAGCATTTGAACGGCGTGTCCAGCTTCGGTCTGGTTTTTCGCACCTCAATAGTCTTTTCGCCGTTGGCGATCTTCTGCACACACTTGGGTCGGATGCTCAGCATAACAGCCTTACTCATTTTTTCATCGCCTCCAATGCTTTCTCCGCCTCCTCGCGGGTGAGAAACGCTTCCTTGCCAAAGTCCTGCAAAATACGCTCCATGTTGAGGAATGTGAGACGGCTCTTTTTGACGAATCTAAATTCCGGCGTGTAATTTCTCGCGCGTTTTGTCACAATCAGATACACCGTATCTCCCACCTTGCACGGCAGCACCACCAGCCGACCGTCCTTGTCGGCCTCGGCCAGCGCCTTTACTCGGTCAATGCCGCCGCACTCTCCGACAATCGTGCAAAGGTCACTCCAGTCTTTAACCAGCACAGGCACTTCTTCCGGCGTCAGCCCCGTGTCCTCGTAGTCGGCAAGACGATGTGCCGCAGTAACATAGTCATGGTCATTTACCCATACATCATCTTCGCCCCAACGCTCAGTCAATCGTTCCATCACTCCACCTCCTGCATCTTACTAATCACTTTTCGGATCACATCGCCGCCATAAGCGTCTTTCGTCAACTCCAAGAACTCCGTAAGCGTCATCATGCCGTGCTCGAGGTCGACGCCGTGGTCATGGGCAAACTGCTTTCGCCCCATGTCGCATGAACCGGTCAAGCGGTGGTGCCAGTCGTAAAAATACTGCGTCGGATATGCTTTCTCGCGGTCTGTTTCCCGCAAAAACGTGTCGATGCGTTCATCTTCCGGCATATCCTCGAAAAGCTTGTCTCGCAGTGCTTCCATTGCTTCGCGCAGCGTTTCCCCGTGTGCAAAAACATTGTCCTGCTTGACGATGTAGCACGGCGTGAGCGTCAAATCACCGTTCAGGATTGCCCCGTGCGCGGAAACACCGCGCACGGAACGAATCAGTGTGTTCACGCCGTCAATTCGATAGACCAGGTCTCGGTTGAAGCGTTTAATGCCGTCGCCGGAGCCGGAGCCGTCGCCGTAGCCGTCGCCGGAGCCGGAGCCGTAGCCGCAGCCGGAGCCGTAGCCGCAGCCGCAGCCGTCGCCGTAGCTTACAGACAAAAAGGCTTTAATTTTCTCATCAAGCGTCATCTCTTCCACTCCTTTACGCCTCGAAGCGATGCAGATGCCGCATCCGTACATGGGATGATCTGGATTGCTCCCAGCACGGTCATTTCCGGGATCGTCACGGTAAAACGGCAGTTGCCCGGTGCTTTTGTGCCGTCCTTCGCCAGCTGCTCCACGGCACACGCGCCGTCCCAGCTCCACAACTTACGAACCTCGGTCATGGTGACCTCGGAGCCGTTTCTCTCTTTGATCTTGCCGAAAAACACGCCTGCGCGGTCGCAGCGAACGATATAGTCCTGATTGTTGTTCATGATGAAATTCCTCCTGATTTTTGTTAAAATTTAAAGCTCTCTCTGAGCTTGATCCCGTTTACCTCTGCCTCCGCCGTAAAGTAGCGGTGTGCCTCGTTGATGTAGACGATTCTGCCGTGTACGGTTCTCAATTTCTCAAAGCTACCCAGTCCGCTCGCGCCCTCAAAGGCCGCGGGCGTCCAGCTGTATGTGTCTCCGATGTTCATGCTTTCTCCCTAATGTCCCCGCCCCATTGCTCCGCCATAGCTTTGGCGATGCCAGGGAAGGTCTTGCTCCGGTCCTTTGCGCTGAGTTTTAATCCGTCGAGTTTAGTTCTCGTCGTCCGCCCGTGCCCCGTATCCACCCAACGTGCCTTAGGCGTTACTACCTGTGTCGGCTCTAACGGCAGCAGATTTTTAAGCCATAAACACGTCCGTTTAGTGTATGGGTGCCCAAACATGTAAGGTTGGATAATCTGGCTGTATTTCGGCAACTCACATATGTGCATGGGGGCTGGATTTTCGACGCAAATCATTGGTATATCAGCCCGTAAAATCATCTCGAAAAACTTGGCCGCCTCACGCATATGGTAATATCTCTCTGCATTGATCCATTTTCCCCCGGATGGGTCAATACGGATCAAGCGCATACTCCCAGCGGATGTCAGATAAGTACACGGCGGATGTGCAATCATCAAATCCCACCGTCCCACATCATGCGTCTGCCCGTCCATTGTGGTCACTTGCCCCCCCTCGATGGCCTTGAGCGCATCGCCCAGAATATGCCACTCAGGGTGCCCGCCGGACGGCTCCTGAATGTCGCAGGAATACGCCTCGTGCCCCAATGCGCGGAACGCTTTGCATACCTCCTGCGATTCCTCGCAGGCAACCAGAACTTTCATCTTCTCCCCTCACATTCCCCGAACAGCTCCCGGAACGGTTTCCCGGTCAAATCCTCCAACGCGAGAAACGCCCGCACGGTCGCGTCCACGTCGCCCTTGACGTACCGGCTCACGTTGGTCGCTGAAATCCCGGTCGCCTCGGCAAGCGTGGTCTGGTTGTAGTCGGTCTTCTCCAGCGCCGCTTTGAGGACCGGATACGGGCAGCGCTCCCATGGGGTCTTGCTCATAACGAATCGGCTCATGTCATTCCCCTCCTAACAGCGCCGCGATGGACACGTCCAGCGCTTCGGCGAGATAGAGATACGTCGTGACTATACCGTATCGCTCGCCGCGCTCGATGGACGAGATTGTGCTGTCTGCGACGCCTGACTTCTCCGCAAGTTCTGTCTGGTTCATCCCTCTCATCAGACGCAGGGCTTTCACCTTCTCGCCGATGCGTTCCTCGGTCGGAATTCCGCTTTTCCCCTCGTCATCCTCCCGTAAAAAGTCGAGCAGGTTAATGCCGACGGCGCGGCATATCCGTTCGCACAGCGGGATAGTCGGCATGATGCGCGCCATCTCGTAGTTGCACAGCTGACCTTGCTCAATTCCACACATGGCGGCAAAACTCGCTTGGCTCATGCCAGCGGAAGTTCTCAGCCCACGGATCCGCTCCGCAGTGTCTTTTGCATTCATCTTTTTCGCCCCCTTTATTTTCTCAGTTTCTGCCCGCGCCGCGTCTTGAACTGGCGCGCGCCCAAATAATCATCTTTCTCCTGCGCTTCCCGCTGCTCTTCCTTCCGGGCGGCGCGGTGTTTTGCGATATCCGCCGCGTAGTACGGGCAATGGTCTTGACAGCCGGGATACCGCGTCGGCGGCAGGCAATGCAGGCAATGCTCAAAGCTCATCGGTAAACTCCCTTGCGCGTCGCGATTTGGTCAGCGTTACTATCGTGACCGGCGGCTCATTCGTGTATCTTTTCCTCGCCGCAATATTCCATATCGCCGCATCATCCGGATACGCATACCCGTTGAGCGCATCCATGACGGCCTTGACGATGTTGTCGAGGTCTCCGCGCTTTAGGTATGGGGCTAACTCCATTTCTGCTCTGCGCTCTTTTGGCGTCCCCTTCTGGATGGGGAAGTACGCAATAACATCAAGTTCCAGCGCGTCTCCCGCGGCAAACGGCATCACGTTTTCCCTCTCCCACGCCGCGCGTATGGCAGCCTCGTATTCCCGCGTGCTCTTTGGCGTGTAAGTGCCATGCCGCGTGACGCGCGGCCTGCCCTTCGGGACGGGCCGCCCATCCACAAAAAAACGCACGCTTTCCGCCTGCCGCCGTTCCCTGCTCGTCGCCCTGCGCGCCTGCTTCTGCGCCTGCGGCCCGAGTCTCGCGAGGTCAGCTGATGTCAGCGCCATCGTCGGCCTCCCTGATTCGCACTGGCAGGACCATTTTGACGTCCTCGTGGTTGGTTTTGATCGTAATGGGCCCAATTGGACCACGGAATTCCAGAATAGCAGGCTGCTTGAAGGCGCCGCCGACGCTGGCCTTTGCCGCCTGCAACGCCGAGAGAAGATACTCGGCATTCACGCCGATACGGAATGTCGGCTCATTGGGCAGGGTTTTTTCCCAATCCAGAAACTTTCCAACCGGCTGAACAAAACCGAAGATGCAGCCGAGGCATTCGATCTCAACCACGCTTTCCGTCTTGTCCCGTTCTTTCAGCTCCAAGCGCATGGAATTACCGCGTGGCAGGCGGATACTCGGCTTGATGTAGCAATCGAAATCCTCTTCGACCTCGCAACAGGTCGCGCGCTCCACAAAAAGCCGGAAGCCGTCTGTGGCGATAGCCGTAACCGCCTTGTCCTTCTTGCGAAATTCCAGCCGGATATTCTTGTACATCGGCCGGCTCACGCTTGTTGATACCGCGCCCTTTACGGCGGCGATGATCGTGTTGAACGCGTTGGTGTCCATGATAGCCAGTCTCATTTCTCTTCCTCCTTTGCGCCATTGTGGTCGCGCGGGTCATCCCGCAGACCGACACCGATGATGTAGTTTTCGCCATCCCTTCTGGCATGCACTTCGTACTTGCGATAGGTTTCCCGTGCGTCGAACTTCGGCAGCATCAGGCGTTTGCCGATGACCGCCCCCGTGTCGGGGTCTACTGCGTCCTCACCGTAGGCAATCGCCACCTGCGCAAGCAGCGCGTCGGTTGCAATGCTGATCTCGGCAACGCCGCTGGCGCGCTTGGAAAGCTGCGCGTTCAGCTTCATTAGGTCGCCGCAGCGCTTTTCGTAGCGGCCAATCTCGTGTTTGAGCTTCTTGATCTTGTCTCTGTTTCTTTCGCTCATCGGTTCTCCGTCCTTTCGTAGTGCAGCGTCAGCGCCCGGGCGATCGGGCAGTGTCGCCATTCTTCGTTGGCGCAGTAGCGCCGCGTATATTCGTCCAGCTCTTCTTTCGGCAGTTTGACTTGGGCGCCCTCGCAGTTGAGATAGTCGCGGTAGTCCCGCGAGTAAAACGGGCACTTGAAAATGCCCCCGCGATACCCGCTCACGGCGCACCGCCTGCCATTTCGGCAGCCGCCGCTTCCCACGTCATCCCGTGTTCTCTCGCATAACGCGATATGCTCGGCATGAATGCCTCCTGTTCGGCTATCTGCTCGATGCATGGCTTCATCCAAGCCACCGAGACGTGCGGGGAAGCTGTGCCCCTGATCTTTGCCAGCACTTGGCCGACCTTTGGAGGGAATCCCCTTGTGTCCTCGGCAATCAGCGCGTTTACTGCGCCCTTTGCCGCAGCAGGGTCTTCATTTCCCAGCATGTCCAACCAGAAGGAAACCAGCTCCTCGGCTTCCGAACGGGTCATCTTGGCATATGCCTGCGGATAAGCCTGCTTCAATCGACCCAAAAGGCTAATTACGTCAGCTCTTTCCACGGTTCTTTTCCTCCTCAAGCATCTCGGCGAATACATCGCCGTAGGCAAACGGCTTATTCTGCAGGGCTTTGCCTCCCTTGTCCTGCTCTCTGGCAAGCCAAGCGGTGATGAAACGTTTAATCCCTCCGCGAGTTTTACGCTTGGTAGGGTTTGCATCGCACCACCCCGCCATGTTTCTAAGCTGCTGTAAAACGTCGACGTTCGGATAGAGCTGCGACCATTTGGCCCTGTCATTCTCCGACACGTCAAAGAAAGTCCCGTCATTTAGCGGCAAAGAAATCACCGGAGGCGCGTCAGCCGCTTGCGGCTCAGCGCATAATATGTACTCTTCTTTACTCTTCTCTACTCTACTTTTCTCTACTTTACTTTGTTCCGAAATGTCAGCATTTTTTGAAAGAATGTTTACATTTTTCGCTTGAATGTCAACATTGGTCAAAATTTGGGCGACATCGACCAGAAGGATGTTGTAATCGACTTCAAGAACTTTACGGCGGCTGACTGCCTCGAAGTAACGCGTCTGTATCCCTTTGGACGTCAGTACACGGTACTTGTCATATTTCTCTTTGTCGAACATCCCTCGTCTGATAGAAGCCTCTACTATTTCGGAAACGACGCTCCCACCCAACCCGACCTTGCGGGCGAACAAAAGCGCAACCTCCTCTGTCCATTCAATGTAGTAACCCGCCTTGCCGTAAATTTCTTGCAGCAAGTGAACGACTACACCAAATCCTGTCAAGCCAAATTCTGCCTCTATCAGTTCAAACTTTGCATCCAATACGACATCAAGCGGAAAATAATCAATCCCGCTTTTTGCCATGTGCTCACTCCTTGTACGGGAACAGGCAAATATTCGTTTCGTGATCCGAAAGAATATCGCAAAGGATTTCTGCCTCTCGTTGGCTTAGCCCATTGATGCGGATAGCACTCGCCGTGGGATCATCCAGATCCGCGACGCTTTCGCAGTCATAAATCAGTGCATCGTATAGCATCTTCATCCCTCCAATCAGAACGGCAGCTCGCCGTCGTCCTCGCTGACCTCGGAAAAGCCGCCTGCGGCGCTCTCTACGGCGTATTGCGGCGCGGCAGTATCGTTACCCTCCGAGCGCCTGTTGTCTGCGAAATACACGCTGTCAGCCTGCACCTCGTAGCTTCTGCGGTTGTTGCCGTTCTTGTCCGTCCAGTCGCGCATCTGTAAGCGCCCCTCAACGCCGATCATGCGGCCCTTGTCGGCGTAGCTGCAAAGGACTTCCGCCGTGCCGCGCCATGCGACAATATCGATCCAATCCGTCCCCGCGTCCTTGCCGTTGCGGTCAACGGCAAGGGGGAAGGATACAACGGATACGCCGCTGTTCGTCTTTTTCAGCTCCAAGTCACGCCCGATGCGTCCCATCAGGCACACGCGATTCATGCTCACTGTGCGTCACCGTCGCTTTCGATGACCTCGCCGGTCGCCTCGTCCACGGTGTAGTTTTCGGCCTCGATGGTTTCCTCTGCCTGCGCATCTGCGGCGATCACGTCGGCAAGCTGTTTGCCCGCGTCGCGCGTCTGGTAATCGATGGACATAACGCCCCACTTGCCAATCAGGATACGGTAGACAGTCTTGCGTGCCATAGCGTCCCAATCATCGCGCCAGCCCTTACCCTGATATTCACCTTTGCGGAATTTCTTTTCATGTGCGGTGATGGCCTTGACGCTCATGTGTACGGTCTTTTCCGCGCCGTTGATAAGACGGTAATAACCGACGTATCCGATGATAGGAAGCGCCTCGCGCGCGTCCTCGTCCTCCACGAAATCAATGTCAACCTCTTCGGTCAGACGGTTATAACTCTTCAATTCGCCCTCACGCACGTCCACGACGTTGATGGTCTTGTATGCACCCGTGCGAAGTGCGAGCTGGTGCATACCTTTCCAGCCGAGAATGAATGTCGCTTCCATCTTTTTTGCGCCAATATCCTTCTTGCAGTTCTTGAATGGCACAATGTAGGCATAGCCCAAACTCGGGTCGATGGGGAGATCAAACATCGCCGCTTTCAGCGAGGATTGAATGACCGTCATCGGGGATTCGTAAAAAGCCTGCTGCAAATTCTTGTCTGCATTGACCATCGAAATGATGGACGAAATAAACTGTGGCGCGCGCTTGCCAAGCAGCTCGTCAAAGCGCTTGCGCATGCCGTCGCGGTCAAGCAGATCGTTCACCAACGCCGTGACGGATGCCTGTTTCTGCTGCGGTGCTTTCTGCATCGCCTGCGCGTTCTGAATCAATCCTTCCTTCATCTTTCTTTATCCTCCTTCACCGCAAACTTGCGGAAATTTGTCGTTTTGTAGTATCTGCTCAAGTCCATGTCTGGGTGATCCTTGGCAAACGCCCTCGCATCGAACGTCTGGCGGCTCTGCGCCTTCCAGTCGACCGTATAGCGCCCGCAGTAGCCGCGCTCATTGTCACCAAGGTCGTTCATGAGCTGCTGTTTGATGGCGTCCGCGCCCTTCTCGATGGCCTTTTTCCGGCTCATCAGGTATTGATACTGCTCGATCAGTCTCTCGCGCCCAAACAGCTCGACTTCTCCGCCGCCGCCCTCGTAAATGGTTGCGATCGTGTCGGTCGTGCTCTCCATACCGTCCATCGGCGGCGGG